TTATACCGCCATGTTATCGCCACTCATCGCCAGCGGATTGAACTTAACAGCATCCTCTAAATGGTCAGGGGCGAAGTGTGCATATCGCATAGTCATCTTGATGTCGGTATGGCCGAGTACGCGCTGCAAGACCAGAATGTTACCTCCATTCATCATAAAGTGACTTGCGAAGGTGTGGCGTAAAACATGGGTGAGTTGCCCTGCCGGTAATTCGATGCCTGTTCTTTCCAGCGCAGATCGGAACGCGCCATAGCAATCACTAAACAACCGACCTTTTTTATCGTCAGGCAGAGATTCATAAAGCTCTTTACTGATTGGAACGGTACGGTTTTTTCTGCCTTTCGTATTCGTGTAGGTAATTTTGTACTTCGTGAGTTGGGTTTTTCTCAGGCTTTCCGCCTCAGACCAACGAGCACCAGTGGCGAGGCAAATTCTGACCACCGTTTCTAAATCAGGGTGGTCATGTCTTTTGCACTCTCCGAGCAGTAACGAAATCTGGTCATGAGTTAACCAAGCCATCTCCATTTCTTCTGTACGGAAGGGGCGCATATTTTTTAGAGGGTTCTCCCCCTTCCATTCACCCAAGCGGTTTAGCTCATTGAACACCGCTCGGAAGTAAGCAAGTTCAAGATTAAGTGTACGGGGAGAGACCTCTTTCACTCTATTTGAACGGGCATACTCACCTTTTAACCGTTTTTCTCTGTAACGGGAAAACATCTGTGCATCGAAATCGCAAGCGAGCGGTTCGCCCATACACTCAAAAGCATGGTGCATTGCTAATTGGCGTTTTTCTCCGTCTTTCAAGGTAATGCCATGAGCGCTATACCATGCGTTAACTAACTCTTTTAACGTGCGCCTGTCTTCTTTTTCTTCCTGCCACGGATTTTGTATGGTGTATTGTTCAAAGGCCAGTGCTTCCCCTTTGGTGGCGAATTTCTTTCTAATGCGCTTGCCCTTTGCCCCGTTTGGGTAGAGCTCGCATATCCAACCGCCGCCAGAGTTTTTACGGACAGTCATCAATTAACCTCGCTGTAAATACCTACCACCCGGCCAACTGTTTTTATCTCATCAATCCCACACTCAAAAGGCACTTTCCCGCCAGCTACATGCAACTTTTTACCTGGCAGTACCGTTAGCTCCCGGAGGCTGACTGCTCCCTCGACATCAACAACCCATAAACCATCAGCCAATGGGGCTTCTTTCTCAGTGATGTAACAGCTGTTTTCGCTTTTTATGCAGATTGCATTTTTGAGCTGCTTACCAAAAAGCTGATTATCAATACTCAAAACACCAGATTCACGAAGACTCCCTTCACTTAAAGCGAAGAATGGTAACTCCTGTGATGAGTTTTGTTCTTTGGATGAAAGGTTCTTGTCACCCTCACCGGTCATAAGCCATCTCAAGTCCGCACCGGTTTCTAAGGCGCAATGTACAGCGAAGTCATAAGACATATTGCCGCGCGTGTAGCGGTTCTGTAACGAGCTGGCAGCGATTTTGAAGTGATTAGCTAGTTGGATTTTCTGAGTAAACCCATAAACCTCACATATTCTATTTAGTAACGCTTCGTTATTAAAATTGGCATTTAGCATCAAAATTAGCATCCTAATGTTGCGCGATACTAAAATTAGCATTAGTATCGCTATCAATGGTGGCAATCAGTGGCAAACGTTGGCAACCATATGGCAAATATTGGCAAATAGGGAATGATGCAACATGGCTTCCGAGATCGCAATCTTCAAAATTCCTGCCCCTATGGTGTCTCTGCAACAATTCGCAGAGCTTGAAGGGGTTTCGGAACGTACTGCTTATCGTTGGACAACAGGTGACAACCCTTGTGTACCAATCGAACCGCGCAAAATCCGCAAAGGGTGCAAGAAAGCTGGCGGCCCGGTACGAATTTATTACGCTCGCTGGAAAGAAGAGCAGTTGCGTAAGGCGTTAGGTCATTCACGGTTTCAACTTGTCATCGGTGCGTAATTCACTTTATGTGAATTTTAAGGATGCAGCATGTTAGATTTTCGCATTTCGTCACATGCACACTTTGATGATGCATGTAGAAAATTCGCGGCTACGCATAACGTGAAAGAACTGGCGGATAAAGCCGGTATCAAGCCGCATACGCTTTACAACAAACTGAATCCGGAACAGCCGCACCAGTTAACACCACGCGAAATTTGGACACTTACAGATCTGACCGAAGACTCGACCCTCGTCGATGGTTTTCTGGCTCAGCTCCATTGTCTGCCGTGCGTGCCGGTCAACGAGCTGGCAAAAGAGAAACTGCAATCTTATGTCATGCGCGCCATGAGTGAACTCGGTGAGCTGGCAAGCGGGGCGGTATCAAACGACCGACTTACCCATGCGCGCAAACAAAACATGATTGCAAGCGTTAACGCTGGTATTCGCATGTTGTCATTGTCGGCAATGGCGTTGCAGGCGCGACTACAGGCTAACCCGGCAATGGCTAGCGTAGTCGATACTATGAGCGGTCTCGGTGCCTCGTTCGGGCTTATGTGAGGTGTATATATTGAATACTGAACCGTCATTCGCTTCTCTGCTCGTAAAGCAAAGCCCTGGCATGCACTACGGACACGGCTGGATCGCAGGTAAGGACGGCAAGCGCTGGCATCCGAGCCGCTCACAGGCTGATTTACTGGCTGGCCTCTCTACTCAAAAGCAGGGGGATACATGGCTATCGAAGCTGTTTCAGCAACTGTTCCGCTAAAAGCGGGTGAACGTCTGGCCGGTCTTAATCATGTGGCCGAGTTGCGTGCGAGATATTGGGGCGATAGCTGGAAAGACGTTGAGCGTTTTGTCGATGATATGCGCGATAAACGCGACCCACAATTCGAAGAAAATAATCGGGCGTTGGCCGCTATTTTTTTTCTGGCAAAAATACCCGTGGCTCGTCATGAGCTCGAATTAAGTGAGCTGACTACTGACGAGAAAAAAGCGCTTATTACGGCAATGAATCATTTTCGTGCAGTGGTGAGCTTATTTCCCAAACGGCTAACCATGCCGAATTAATCCAAACAGAAATTAATGGCGTAAACCCGCCGGGCATTCTTTTGCCCAAATTCAGGAGTAAGAACAGTGCAGAAAGAATTACCAAAATTGTTTGTGGCCGAAACCGACCCGCTTATGGCGGTAATTGATATTGCCAAACGTGAGGAGCGTAAAGGTCGCGCGCTCGCAGTTTCAATCCGCCTTGAGGCACTGGCAACCCATATCACTAACAAAGGGTTAAACGGTATTGAAGCGGCTGAACTGCTGCGCCGTGAGGCCACCCGTTATGAAAACGAATCACAGGAGCTGCACTAATGGCCGACGCAATGGATTTAGCACAACAGCGTGAGCAGGAAGACCGCGAGCGCCACATAAGCAACGCGCGCAGCCGTATCGCTATACCTTCCCGTTTCCTGTGCGAACAATGTGACGCACCAATCCCCGAAGCTCGCCGTATTGCTATTCCGGGCGTGGCCTTTTGCGTGAGCTGCCAGCAAATCGCCGAGCTTAAGCTAAAGCACTATCGGGAGTTATAAATTGGCTGTTCAGTTCGCTTTTCCGTGGAATGCTCCTCGGTCGGCAATAGCCAGCCCTTATCTTACTTATGACCAACAGCATCGCCGCGATCGTATGTTCGCGGCTTTGCTGCATGCGAGAAAGGTGCTTTCTCTGCAACCTGATTGCGTGCGTTTTGATGTATACCGCACCGCTGCGGTGCTGGAGCAAAATCAAGGCAGTCAACGAGCCAATGCCTTTTTAATCAGTTTCTGCAAAAAGGCATTGCCACGTCTTGAACTGGTCGCAAAAAAATACGAGTGCACAGGTATCAATAGCAAGGTATCAGCCGCTGTCTTTGGTAGTCATTTCGATACTGAGCTTATGCAATATCTAGCATCACGCATGGTCAATATGGTCGCCAGATATAACCGACTTCCGGATATGGCGCGCGCCGATATTGACCTGCTGGCCGCTGATATCGCTAATTTCATTCGCGCTGAACTGGCTAACATTGATGATTCTGATTTTGGTGAGTTCAGAACACTTTATGCCTGGTATATGCACGCCGGGTTTATATCTCAGCAATTTAATGTAACTCCTCCCAAATGGGAGCGAGTGATTAATAAAGTTTTCGATAAAAATGATATTGCGCCCGCAGTAATCCGCATGTTTACCGAAACATGGTGGCGTAACCGTCTGCGACGCATTGCGGCTGCATGGCGCGAACATCTGCAAATTGCAGTCGGTAATGTCAGCAAAAAAAGACACGCATATGCGAGTAAAAACTGCGTGACTGACTGGCGCGAGCAGAAGCGCCGCACGCGTGAATTTCTCAAGGGGCTGGATCTCGAAGACGAAGACGGCAACCGCATCAGCCTGATTGAAAAATACGACGGCTCGGTCGCTAACCCTGCGATACGTCGCTGCGAGCTGATGACCCGCATCCGTGGGTTTGAAAATATATGCAATGAGCTCGGTTATGTCGGTGAGTTTTATACCCTGACCGCGCCGTCAAAATATCACGCCACAACTAAAGCGGGATACCGTAACACCAAATGGAAAGGAGCCAGCCCGTCGGACACGCAGAGTTATCTCACCGGCCTTTGGGCGCGCATTCGTGCCAAGCTGCACCGGGAAGAAATCCGCATTTTCGGCATTCGTGTTGCTGAACCTCATCACGACGGGACGCCTCACTGGCACATGCTTATGTTTATGCTGCCGGAACACGTTGAGCGCGTGCGCCTCATCATTCGCGATTATGCGTGGGAGGAAGACCACCACGAGTTGAGAAGCGACAAAGCCAAAAAGGCGCGCTTTCATGCCGAGGCCATTGACCCAGAAAAGGGCAGCGCTACCGGCTATGTGGCTAAATACATTTCAAAAAATATCGACGGCTATGCTCTGGATGGTGAAACCGATGACGAAAGCGGTGAGTTGCTGAAAGAGACCGCTCCAGCCGTTTCAGCATGGGCGGCACGCTGGCACATCCGTCAATTCCAGTTTATCGGCGGTGCGCCGGTGACGGTCTACCGTGAGTTGCGCCGCCTCGCTGATACCGAGACCGCACACGGCCTGAGCGTTGAGTTTGCAGCCGTCCATGATGCCGCTGACGCCGGTGACTGGGCTGGTTACGTTAATGCGCAGGGTGGCCCGTTTGTCCGTCGCGATGATTTGCAGGTGCGCACGTTGTATGAACCGCGCGCCGAGTTTAATCAGTATGGTGAAGAAACCGTCTGCATCCGTGGCGTGTACGACTCCACTATCGGTGCTGGCACCCCAATTTTAACTCGGCTCACGCAGTGGAAAATTGTGCCGAAGCGGGCCGTTGATTTGGCCGTTGACGTTAAGGGCGCTCCTGCGCCCTCTCGGAGTTCTGTCAATAACTGTACGGGGAGCGAAAGCAACCCCCCTGAACTGGATTTATCAAAACCGTTAAGCCGAAGTGAAAAGCGGTCATTAACCAACCGACTCAGGGTGAAAAAACCGGTCGCCAGACGTGGATTTGTTCATGGAACTGACGAGCAGGGGGTTGCGGTTGCCAGGACAATAGAAGAAATACAGATTAGCACCGGCATAACCATCAGCCGGGGCGAGGCTCTGCATCTTATGGCGGGAGGAAAAAGTCGGTTTGGTGGTAAATGGTGCAGAGGGTCATCTAGTGGTGAAGTCTTTAGGGCTGCGCCATCTAATCAGGAGCGAGCAAAAAAAATTCTTAGCCGCGTGGCAAAGTTAGCTGCTGGAAGTAAGTTGTAACCGTAACTAAATCACATCCATTTCATGTACATACGGATTTAGCTTGTCAGTGATTTTTTCTTCACATTTTTTTTCTCTTCATTATACTGTGTATTTATACAGTATCTCATATGGGAGGTTGTGTGGATAGAGAACTGAGCGAGCATGTCATGCTTGAAAGGGTCGAGCTGATAGCCCGTCTGACAACTGAGGGTATGTGTCAGGAAAGAGATCGTGAAATTGCATTGAATTTAATAGCTGAGATGGCTAGAGGGAATCTACCTGAAAATCATAATGTTGCTGCCTTTCTGTCAAGTTCAGAGATGACTGGCATCAAATGAGTTTTTATCTCGCAATGAGTTAATTAACATACTGATTTTTAAATTTATTTTTTTTATTCAAGTAAACATCGATGACGCGATAGAACAATGTTACAATCATCGCAGCATTAGAAGGAGGTTTATCTTGATTAAGGTTGTTGATTTGTTTTGTGGAGCGGGCGGCCTCACTCATGGCCTTCAGAAGTCTGGATTGAATGTAGTTGCAGGCTATGATATAGACGCGGCTTGTCGATTCGCCTATGAAAAAAATAATAAATCTCTTTTTGTCCAGAAAAGTGTGACGGACATTGAGTATGGTGAGTTACAAAAATATTTCGATGGAGCGAAGGTTAAGGTCTTGGCTGGCTGTGCTCCATGTCAACCTTTTTCAAGTTATACAAATAGCGCTAAACTAGGCGTGGTACGTTCTAAAGATAAAAGATGGTCTTTACTTTATAGTTTCGCTAAACAGATTGAGATGGTAAAACCAGATATTATAACGATGGAGAATGTTCCACGAGTGGTAAATCATAAAGTCTTTAAAGATTTTATAAAATCACTCAAGAAAGATGGATATTTTGTCTGGTATGATGTTGTTTTCTGTCCTGACTATGGAATGGCTCAAAGTCGTTCAAGATTAGTATTGTTAGCCTCAAAGTTCGGTGAAATAAAATTAATTCCACCAACCCATGATAAGAGTAATTATAAAACTGTTAAAGACATTATAGGAAGTTTGCCTGAAATTGAGGCTGGTTCTGGTCATATTGAAGATAAATTGCATCGTTCTGCATCGTTATCTGAAATAAATTTGAAACGGATAATGGCTTCAAAGCCTGGTGGCACATGGCATGATTGGCCCGAAGATCTTAGAGCGAAATGCCATACTAAGGAAAGCGGCTCCACATATACTGCGGTATATGGACGGATGAGCTGGGACAAGCTTGGGCCAACGATCACTACCCAATGCATTGGTTTTGGAAATGGCCGTTTTGGTCATCCAGTACAGAACAGAGCATTAAGCTTGAGAGAGGCTGCTCTTTTACAATCATTTCCAGAAAAATATGATTTCTGGCCAGAAGATGTAAAAATGGAAATGAGAACAGTTGCTCGTCTAATAGGTAATGCAGTGCCTGTTAGATTAGGAGAGGTTGTTGGTGACACAATTTTAAAACATATCTCTGAGGTTGAGATATAAAGTCTACTTAGCCCCTACCATTGAAATGATAGGGGCAGTTTGGTTAGATCCCTTCCACAATTTTCATTATTCTGGCTGCGTCATTTTTCTTATCTTGATATTCGGCATATGCCTGCTTTGATTGAGTAATTAAATCGCTGTATGTTAATACTTTACCGTTAATTGACAATAACTGCATGTTTACGAAGTGTTGATTTGCTGCGTGATATCCAGTGCCTAATAAGAATATTACCTCAATATGAGGGATGTTTCCTCCCGGACAGCTTTTTGGATTGTTATTAAACCACTGAGTTGTTGCTTGTACATATTTATTTCCTTGAGCCACAAGAGCCATTATATCAGGTTGAACTTTAGGTCGTTTCATCTCGATTATAATGTGTTTTCCGGATACTGTTTTGAATGCAATATCGATTCGCGCGCCACTTGTTGCGTCAGGATTAACTTGCTTCAATTCTTTGGTTAAAGTTTGCTCCATGACTGATGAGCCGGTTACTCGTTCCCACGAGGGGTCCAACAACCAAAGATGGTCATAAAGATACATTTGAACTGCTCTTTCCAGTTCATTGTCATCGGTAATTTTCTGGAATTTCTCAATAACTTTTAATCTCTGAGATGTAATTTCATAAAACATACTTGCTTCAATATCATTAACTGAAGCAAAGACATCCTTGAAGTTTTCAGATTGTAGATTACTTATTTTATCTAGAGCATCAAGGTTATCTTGTATTCTTAATCTTTCAAACGCTAATACAGTATTTTTCAGAACTGTTTTTCTTGCGTTTTTTTGTTCTTCTTCATCACCCGAGAAACGGAATGTATTAACTTTCCCTAATAACTTTTCTGCACTGTCTCTTTCATGTTTTTTTAGTGAGTTCAACCAATCACTTACAGCAGGAGTGTTTTGTTTTACTTCGTCAATACCCTTTTCTCGTCTCCATTTATCCCAATCCTTATCAATTTGTTGAAGTGAACGCTCCAAAAAAGATTTAAGAACTGGATATCTAGGATCATTTTGCTGTAGTTTTTGCCGGGAAGATGTGGCCATATCAGGCTTTTCATTATCATCTAAGAAATCAGCAACAATTTCTCCTACTAGATAATTTGTAAATACTTTTGCACTACCGAATTCAAGAAGAATATCTTCTTCAAAAACACGGCCATTAGATATTACAGTTATTGTATTATTAGAGATCTCAGGATCTTTTTTGAGTTGAGATGGTCGTCCGACACTACCGATGTAACCACTTACTTGAACCTCATTACCTTCAAAAACTATAATATTGGAAAGTGTGTTTTTTTGAGTTAAGTTAACACAAGATTTAACTCGTTCTGGATCTGATGGCCCAAATTCCCATAAAAATTCCAAGTCTGATAGAAAATCTCTATCGGAAGGGTTTATATCTGTGCCATTGATCTTAACAGTGAAGTTATGATTTGGGCCAATGATGCTGAACCGACGAGCAATCCTCTTTCTTAAATAACTTTGTGTCCTATCTATTGCTTTTTTTAATTCGAATAACTTAATTGTTGTGCCATAGGGTAAGTTTTCGGGGATTGGGATGGAGTTCGCAATATAATTTCTTGTGCCTTTAATACATTCTTGAAGTTCTTTAACATCAACTTCAAATGCCTGTGGCTCCTCTCCCTTCTTATAAGAGTAGACTTGGATTTTGTTAGCGAGTGAGAACATCGCTAATTTCCCAATTCCTTTTCTACCCATCACCTGACGGTTCAAATTATCACTTTTAGCACGACCATGTTCTCTACGGGCATAACCTACTTTGAGAAATCTATTAATTATTTCGTCTTTAGACATACCGTGACCATCATCCTTGATGATTACCTCTCCTTTCTCTACATCTAAGGTAATATCAACATTTTTAGCATCAGCATCCCAAGCGTTAGAGATAATCTCAGTCAATACCGCTGGAGTGTTCGAATAAAGACTCATGCCAAGATGATTGAGTACATTTAAATCAATCTTTATCTCAAATTCTGACATACACTAGTTCCTTGTATACGTGTTTGGCTTCTAACTATTGATAAGTTATGACGAAGATAAGTTCTGGTAAGCATCAAATCAAGTCTTCATCTATGCCTACTTACAATGACATGATATTGATTGCAATTTTCTGCATGAAATTGCATGTGCTTCAAAAGTTGATATAGAGGTTTGTGGGCCTTCACTGATCTGGGTTCTGCTAGGAAATGCAAATGCATTAAAAGCGCCCTGTTAAGCGTGCAGGCGAGGCGGGGATAGCACTGCGCGCCAGACGTGGTGACAGGATTTATTTTACGCGTCTGTGCGCGTCGTGGTGGCGCGCTGTTGAGTGTGGTCGGTAATGAGGTTCTGGCGTGGTTGCGCCGCGTGTGCGGCGTCTGGCTGGCTCTGAGAGAATGCCGCCCGGAGGCGGCATTCTGGCGGGGGTTACTCGGTTTCGATGTTGTAATCCTTAAAGCGGATCACCTCTAAACCGAGCCATTCATTGATTTCCTTAAAACGCTCCTGCAACGGCGTCAGCTCGTTTCGCACGAATACCCGCGCCACCTTCTCGATATCGCCCATTGAGCCGATATTCTCAGGCTTGCCGCCCATAAGCTGGAACGGTACGCGGTGCGCATCGAGCAGGTCGGCGGCGCTCACCTTTTTGATGTTGAAAAAATCATCCTTCGTGGCGACTTCACTCAGTGGCACAATCTTGATGCCGTCCGGTTTTCCGTTCGGGGCATAGAAAAACAGGTTTTTGAAATTCCCGAGCCCTTTCGAGTCACGCATCGCGGAGCGCAGCGCCTCGACGTCGGTGCTGCTCTGTGCCGCGTCGGTGACGTACATGATGTAACCCGCGTGCGCGCCGTTCTGGTAATACTTACGACGAAACAACGTGGCGGATTCATTCAGCCAGGCTGAATTAAGCGCGCTCAGGTATTCCGGCATCCCGTAGAGCTCCTGATTGATGTCGGGCTCAAGCAGATGACAGACTGAGCCGGGGGCGAACTGGTGCGGGTGCGTGAAGTCTGACACGTACCAGTAAACCCCATCCTCGACACCCCGGCGGGTGTATTTGGCCGGAGAGGTTTCAAGCTTCATGAGCTGGCCGGTCACGCTCATGCGCTTCTCAAGATAGCCGTTAGCAAACACCAGATAATCGAGCACAAGGCGGCTGAAATCCTGCCGTGAAAGCAACGGATGCGGGATGTAGGTGCTCGTCAGGATGTTACGCTTCACGTAAATCGGGGAGCTGTGATGCACGGCGGCGCGCAGGCTTTTCGCCAGCCCGGAGAAGTTGACCGGCGGCTCGTACCATTTGCCGTTATTGATGCACTCGACATAGTCGAGGATATCGCGGCGATCCAGAACGGGTGACGGCTCGCCAAAGGTGAACGCCTCCATTTTCTGCGGTGCACTGGCGGTCATGTTGGTCTGTTTTGGCTGTTTCTTTTGGCGTTTTTTCATCTTAGTTGATATCCAGAATCGAGGTTGAATGCATACCGCTACCAGCGGAAAGTGGCTCGTTTAACAGGGCGTGCATGGTCGCCCATGCGATATCCGCGTGGCTTGCTTCCTCACTGCGGCTGGCTTCATAGGTGGCACTGCGGCCACTGCTGGTCATGGTTTTGCGGATAGCCATGAATGACTGCGTGATGTCGGTCGCACCGGCGTCATACTCCAGACACCCGCGTCGGATGGTGTCTTTCGCTTTCAGCACCATTGCTGTTTTCATTTCCGGCGTGTAGCGGATGGCGCGCGCTGCCGGGAAGAATGAGCGCACGAGCTGGTAAACCCCCTGGCCGATGCCGGTCGCATCGATGCCGATATAGTCGACCGTGTATTTCTCGGTCAGCGCACGGATGGCCTCGGCCTGCGCGGCAAAATCCATGCCTTTCCACTGGTGACGCTCAAGGATGCGGAACTTGCCACCGGCTACCAGCGGCGGAGCCAGCACAGCACAGCCTGCGCTGTCGCCGGTATGTGACGGATCGTAGCCAATCCAGACCGGACGCCAGTTAAACGGACGGTCGGCAAACGGTTCGAAGTCCTCCCATTCTTCCATCGCATCGACCATGCAGCGTTGCAGCTCCTCGAACGGGAATACCGACGCCTTATCGTCAACGAACTCGCACATAAACAGGTTACGGAAGTCATCGGCGCTGTTTTCCTGTCTGAGCTGGTCGAGGTTAAACAGGGTGCAGCCCCCGGCGAGTGCGTCCTCAATGGTGACAATCTGCCGCCACTGGCCGTCCCCGCATAACATGCCCCCGGCAAGCGCCTGATGACTGATATCGATGTCGACACGTTCGTCGCGGTTACTGCGGCCACGGTTAAACAGCTCGCCTGACCAGAACGGGTATGCGCCGTGCGCCAGCGTGGATGGCGTCGAAAAATAGGTTGTGCGCAGGTGCGACTGCGACGCCATACCGGAGGCCACTTTTCGCAGTTTCTGGAAATTGGGTATCCAGAAAATTTCATCGACGTACAGGTCGCCGTTGTGACTCTGCGCGGTGTTGGAGTTGGTCCCGAGGAATATCAGCTCTGCTCCGTTGTTGCCGATGACAATCGGGTCGCCTGACAGGTCGACGTCGACCAGACGCGCAAAAGCGATGATGTACTTACGGAAAACGTAAGCCTGCGTTTTACTGGCTGACAAAAATATCTGGTTATGGCCGGTCTTAAGGGCGCGCAGGAGCGCTTCGCGCGCAAAGTAGAACGTTGCGCCAATCTGGCGCGATTTGAGGATGTGGCGAATACGGTGCGCGATGCCTGCCTTATGCCAGTTGAGCTGATACTCAAACGACTGGTCAAAGAAAATCTCTTCCAGCTTTTCAATCGCTTCTTCACTGAAGAAATTACGTTTCGGCTTTTTGCGATCCCCTTTGTTGCGGCTGGCAATGTTGGGGTTTAAATCCACCTCGTTTCCGGTCTGGCTGTAGCGGTACACGCGCGCAAGGCGCTCCATCTGTCGCGACAGAAAATCGGCGACCTTAAAGTCGTGCGGCGTCAGGTCGGGCTTGGCGTAAAGCTGGATGAGGCGCGCCTCTAACGTTGACTCAACGCGGTTAATCGGCGCGGTTTCCTCCCATCTATCACGCTGTTTCCAGCTCTGCACCGTGGGGCGCTTGAGTTCCAGCATGTCGCAGATTTGCGGCACGGCGAACCCCTGCCAGTACAACAGCCGCGCCTGTCGTCGTGGGTCATTGAGTAGTGAAAGGTCAGTTGAAATGGTCATGCTTACCTCGTTTTGATGTTACGAGGCAAGGCTAAGGAAATGACCGTGCTTAATCGCTAAACCCCTGTTGTGTCAGGGATTGCACTTCCGCAACAGGTGGCTGATGAGGGGCTGAGTCGGGAAACTAACCCCGACCCGAAAACCCAACATCAGGACACCGGAACAATGGCAAAGAAAGTTTCTAAATGGTTTCGCATCGGCGTCGAGGGTGACACCTGCGATGGCCGCGTCATCAGCGCTGATGACATTCAGGAAATGGCCGACACGTTCGACCCGCGCGTCTACGGTTGCCGCATTAACCTCGAACATATCAAAAGCCTCATCCCTGACAGCCCCTTTAAGCGCTACGGCGATGTGACCGCGCTTAAAGCGGAGATTATCAGCGATGACTCTGCGCTCAATGGCAAAAAGGCGCTGTTTGCCAAAATTGCCCCGCTCGATGAGCTGGTCAGCATGGTACGTGCCGGGCAGAAGGTTTACACCTCAATGGAGATCCGCCCGAATTTCTCTAACAGCGGCAAATGCTATCTCATCGGGCTGGCCGTCACTGATGACCCGGCAAGCCTCGGCACCGAATACCTTGAATTCTGTAGCCGCGCCACACAAAACCCGCTCGCCGGTAAAAAAGACCAGCCGGGCGATCTCTTCTCTGTGGCCTCACTGGCTGAGCTGGAATTTGAAGACGTTCCCGACACCATGCTCAACAGCCTGACCGACAAGGTAAAGGCCATTTTCAGCCGTAAACAGGCCAGCGACGACGCACGTCTTGCAGATGTGCATGAGGCTGTGACGACCGTCACCGAGCTGGTGCAAACCAACCTCACCGCCACCGACAAGCGCGTCACCGAGCTTGAGAGCGAACTGGCTCAGCTTAAGCAGGACGTGACCAGCAAGGCCGAAGAAAGCGCGCAGGCGTTTAACGACCTCAAAAACTCCCTCGATAACACCGAAAGCCAGCGCCAGCCGCGCCGCGAGCTTTCAAAAGGTGGTACGGGCGACGAGCTGCTGACCAACTGCTGATAACCCGCCGGGCGCGCTGCCCGGCCTGATACCTATTACCCGAACAGGAAAAACCATGCGTAAACAAACCCGCTTTAAATTCAATGCCTACCTGACCCGCGTCGCGGAGCTGAACGACATTTCCACCGATGACGTGGCGAAGAAATTCACCGTCGAGCCGTCGGTCACGCAAACCATGATGGACACCGTGCAGGAGTCGTCCTCATTCCTGACGAAAATCAACATCGTGCCGGTCGACGAGCTGAAAGGCGAAAAGGTCGGTGTGGGCGTTAACGGCACAATCGCGAGCACCGCCGATACTGACGGCGATGGCGAGCGTGAAACCGCTGATTTTACCGCGCTGGAGTCCAACAAATACGAGTGCGCGCAGATTAACTTTGACTTCCATATCCGCTATAAACAGCTCGACCTGTGGGCGCGATTCCAGGACTTCCAGACCCGTATCCGTAACGCCATTATCAAGCGTCAGGCGCTCGATTTCATCATGGCCGGTTTCAACGGCATTGAGCGTGCCGCAAAATCTGACCGCAAAAAAAATCCGATGCTTCAGGATGTGGCCGTGGGCTGGTTGCAGAAGTATCGCAATGAAGCGCCAGCGCGCGTGATGTCAAAAATCACCGACGAGGACGGCGCGGTCATTTCCGATGTGATCCGCGTGGGTAAAAACGGCGACTATGCGAACCTCGACGCGCTGGTCATGGATGCTACCGGCAACCTGATTGATGAGATTTATCAGGATGACCCGGAGCTGGTCGTCATCACCGGTCGCAAGCTGATGGCGGATAAATACTTCCCTATCGTCAATAAAGACCAGGAAAACAGCGAGTCGCTGGCCGCTGACATCATCATCAGCCAGAAGCGAATCGGCAACCTGCCAGCCGTGCGCGTGCCTTACTTCCCGGCGAATGCCCTGATGGTGACGCGTCTCGATAACCTGTCTATCTACTTCATGGATGACGCGCATCGCCGCAGCATCATCGAAAACCCGAAGAAAGACCGCATCGAAAACTACGAGTCAATGAATACCGACTACGTGGTCGAGGCATACGCTGCCGGTTGCCTGATTGAAAATATCAAGCTCGGCGACTTCACCGCACCTGCTGCACCGGAAAGCGGAGAGTAAGCCATGACGAGTCCCGCAGCGCGTCACATGATGCGGGTCTCGGCCTCTGAAACAGCGCGGCGGGCTGCTGTCCCGCTGCGCAATGCAACTGCCTATGAGCAGATGCTCGTTAAGCTGGCCGCAGACAACCGCACGCTAAAACAAATCCGATCCAATGAGCGCAAGGCAGATAAAAAGCGTGAGCTGCTGCCGTTCTATCTGCCATGGGTGGCTGGCGTCCTCGCAAACGGCAAGGGCGCGCAGGATGACATCGTCATGACGGTCATGCTGTGGCGTCTCGATGCTGACGATATCGCCGGGGCGCTGGAAATTGCCCGTTACGCCATGACCTATGGCCTGACCATGCCGACCGGTCGACGTCCGACGCCTTATCTGCTGGCCGAAGAGGTGGCACTGTCCGCGCAGCGCCTGCTCACTGCAAAACAGCCGGTCGAACTGGCGAACCTGCTTGACACCATTGCCCTGACTGAACGCGCTGACATGCCCGATATCGTGCGCGCGAAGCTGCACAAAATCACCGGCTATGCCCTGCGTGATGCGAATCAACTGCCCGAGGCGCTGGCGCACCTGCAACGTGCGATCCAGTTAGAACGCACTATCGGTGTGAAAAAGGATATCGAGCAGTTAGAGCGCCAGCTCAGGCCAAAACCCGAACCGGCACCGAAAACCAAAACGACTAAACCGCGCACGCGCAAACCTGCCGCTAAACCGGCGGCACGGCGCGGGCGTCCACCAAAGGCGGCAAAAGCCGCAGGTTAACCGAGCGCTCCCCGAGCCGGGCGGCACGCCGGTCAATGCGGGTATCAATTGCCCTGACTGCGACCGGCGTCCACCGCCCACCTATTACCCGAGGTTGTCATGACGACGCTGATTATTGAGCAAAACAAAGAGCCGCAGGATGTGCCGGGCGTGGTGATACCGCCGCCGGGCGTGAGCGAGCCGGTAATCAAAAACACCCCGTTTTTTCCTGATGTTGACCCGAAGCGCGTGCGTGAGGAAATGCGTTTAGAGCAGACCGTTTCCCCTGTGCGCCTGCGCCGGGCAATTAAGACCGCCATCGCAGAGACGAACGCGGAGCTGGGCGAATGGCGCGAGCGTCAGCTCGATGCCGGTTACGCCACGCTGGCGGATGTCCCGACCGACAGGCTCGACGGCGAAAGTGTGCGCGTATTCCATTACTTCAACGCCGTGTGTGCCATGACGACCGCCACGCTTTACGAGCGTTTTCGCGGGGTGGATGCGACCGCCAAAGGCGACAAAAAGGCCGACAGCATCGACAGCACTATCGATGAAATGTGGCGGGATATGCGCTGGTCTGTGGCGCGCATCCAGGATAAAGCGCGCTGCATTGTGGGGCAAATCTGATGAAAGCGTATGCGCTACAGGGCGACACCCTCGACGCGATTTGTGTGCGGTACTACGGGCGCACCGAGGGCGTGGTCGAAACCGTCTTAGAAGCGAATCCCGGCCTGTCTGAGCTCGGCGTCATCCTGCCGCACGGCACGGCAATTGAACTGCCCGAGACCGACAGCGCGGCCAGAACCGAAACGGTGAATCTATGGGACTGAGTATGGAGAAAATCACCACGTTTATCGCCTACTGGCTGGCCGTCGCGCTGGCGTACCTCGGCGCAATGTCGCCCGAAAAGATGGCGCTTTACGTGGGCGGCGGATGCGCCATTTTTACCGCGCTGACGAACTACTGGTTTAAGCGCAAAACGTACCTCTATCTGACGTCACTCGGACTCGACAAGGGGACTATTCGTGAAATCAATCGTTAAACGTTGCAGTGTGGCCGCAGTGCTGGCGCTGGCGGCGCTGATGCCTGACTTTCGTCTGCTTAACACCTCGCCCGAGGGGCTGGCGCTGATTGCCGACCTCGAAGGTTGTCGCCTGACGCCTTACCAGTGCAGCGCGGGAGTGTGGACGTCAGGCATCGGCCACACTGCCGGTGTCGTCCCGAAAGGGGAAATCACAGAACGTCAGGCGGCGGCGAACCTCGTCGCGGATGTGATGAACGTCGAGAGGCGTCTCGCAGTCTGCGTGCCGGTAGAAATGCCGCAGCACATTTACGACGCGCTGGTCAGCTTCTCATTCAACGTGGGAACAGGCGCGGCCTGCCGGTCGACGCTGGTCTCGTATATCAAGCGACACCAATGGTGGCAGGCGTGCGACCAGCTCACCCGCTGGGTTTATGTGAATGGCTCAATCAATAAAGGGCTGGAAAATCGCCGCGCGCGTGAGCGTGCTTATTGTCTGAAAGGAGTTTCTCAATGAAAAAGTTTTTACGTTCACTGATTTTAGATGCCCTGCTGGCTGTATTCCTGCTGTGGGGGCTGGCTTCGCCGCAAAGTGCAGCACTTAATTTTGTTGCAGCGTGGGCGCTGTTTGGCTGTGTTGTCTGTATTACGGCGAGCCTCGCCGGTGTGGCTGTTTTTGACCACTGGCTACGAAATGCGGGGAAAGGTATTCCGGTAAAACCCGAGATTATGAAAATCTTCCGCGCTGTTTTCTGTAACAAGCCCTCAAAAGCGCGTCGCGCATGGTCTCTTATTATTTTTGTCGTAACCATTGGGTGTCTGCTCGGTGCTGGCTGGATCTTTACCGCGCTGCTTTACCTGATTTGCGTCCTGACCTTTACGGGGGTGCGCACCGCATACCGTCAGCGCATTGAGGAGGCGGGGCTGTGTCCAGATTCATTGTGATGTTGATTGCCGCAGGTCTGGCGCTGGCGGCTGTGCTCTGGTTAAGGCATGAGAACGGTAATCTTCGGCGCTCTTTTGACCGGGCAAATAAGGTCGCGACCGAACAGAAAAACGTGATCGGGATGCTGAAAAATCAGCTTAACGTTTCGCAGGGAATCGCCAGGCGAAATGAAACCGCGCAGGTCAGTTTACGTGGTGAGCTGATTGCTGCCGGTGCGATGGCCGTGCGCCGGGAAGAAACCATTACGAGACTGATAAATGAAAATGAAACGTTACGCCGCTGGTACAGCGCTGAGCTGCCTGATGTTGTGCGCAGGATGCACACCCGCGCCGGTTGTGCCTCCGCCGGTCATTGTTTACAGCGCCTGCCCGAAAGTGAGCTATTGCCCGATGCCGGGAAGCGACCCGGCCACTAATGGCGACCTGAGTGCAGATATCCGCAGGCTTGAGCACGCGCTCGCCGCCTGCGCGTTACAGATTGAAACCGTCAAAGCCTGTCAGGATAAACTCGATGAAGAAAGCAATCAGCCTGCGAAAAGCGCTAACTGACGCCGTCCCGCAGCTTAAAACCAACCCCGAGATGATGCGCATTTTTGCCGACGAGGGGAATATCGATGCACGGCTCGCGGCCTCCCTGTCCCACGAGAAAATTTACACCCTGAATGTGATCGTGTGCGATTTTGTTGGCGACCCTGATTTGATTTTCGTGCCGGTGGCCGCGTGGCTCAGGGAAAACCAGCCGGATATCTGCACGCTCAATGAGGGGCATAAAAAGGGCTACCGCTTCCAGATGGATTTAAACGACGAGGATACGGTTGATATCAGTATCAGCCTCCAGCTCACCGAGCGCACCATCATCAGGGAGGAAAACGGCGCGCTGCATGTGAGCTATGCCCCGGAGCCGCCACCGCCTGAACCCGTCACGCGTCCAAAAGAGCTCTATATCAACGGTGAACTGGTGAGCAAGTGGGATGAGTGACTTTAAACCCTTTGATAACCAGCTCGCGGGGCTGCTTGCTGCCCTGTCACCCGCAGGGCGTCGAAAGCTTGCCGGTGAGATTGCGAAGCAACTCAGAACGGCGCAACAGCAACGAATCAAACAGCAAAAAGCCCCCGATGGCTCACCGTATCAGGCGCGAAAGCGTCAGCCCCTGAGAGCCAAAAAAGGTCGAATTAAACGGGCGATGTTTCAAAAACTGCGCACTAACCGGTACATGAAAGCCAGTGGCCGTGAAAACGGTGCTGTTGTGGAATTTACCGGAAATGTGCAGCGTATCGCGCGTGTCCATCAGTACGGCCTCAAAGACCGGCCAAACGTGCACGCTCAGGATGTGCAGTACGCAGAGCGCCAGCTACTCGGATTTAGCCAGGCGGATAAACAGCTCGTCGAAACGCTGACTATCAAACATCTTAGCCGCTGATTGTTGTCCCATCCCTCATAAAACCCGCCTTAATTGCCGCTGGCCTTGCCCGGCGGCATCCTTCCCGTATGAATAATTTAAATTCTCTACAGGAAATCGCACGCGCGATCCGCAACCTCATCCGCACCGGCATCGTGACCGACGTCGACCTCGACGAGGGGCTGTGTCGTGTCCAGACCGGCGGCATGCAAACCACCTGGCTTAACTGGCTCACCTGTCGCGCCGGTCGCTCTCGCGTGTGGTGGGCTCCGTCTGTTGGCGAGCAGGTGTTATTGCTGGCCATCGGTGGTGAGCTCGATACGGCCTTTGTGCTGCCGGGCATTTTCTCAGATGACAATCCCGCGCCGTCAGCCTCACCCGATGCGCTTCACGTTACCTTCCCTGATGGCGCGGTCATTGAGTACGAACCCGAAAACAGTGCGCTTACCGTGTCTGGCATCAAAACCGCCAGCGTCACCGCGTCGGATTCCATTACGGCCACCGTGCCGGTGGTGCTGGTGAAAGCCTCGACCCGCATCACGCTCGATACGCCCGAGGTGGTGTGTACCAACAAACTGACGACCGGCACGCTCGAAGTGCAGAAAGGCGGGACGATGTCAGGGAACATCGAGCACACCGGCGGGTCACTGTCGTCAAATGGCAAAGTGCTGCACCTCCATAAACACCCGGGCGACAGTGGCGGGACAACGGGGGCACCGATATGACAGTGCGTTATCTGGGAATGAACAGCCAGACCGGTCTCAGTATCACTGAGGCTGAGCATATCAGACAAAGCGTGCGCGACATTCTCATCACGCCGGTTGGCTCGCGCGTCATGCGCCGTGAATACGGCTCGCTCCTGTCGGCGCTGATTGACCAGCCGCAGACCCCGGCACTGCGATTGCAGATTATGGCCGCGTGCTATTCCGCGATCCAGAAGTGGGAGCCGCGCGTCAGTCTGACAACCATCACCTTTGAGCGGTCGGAGACCGACGGCGGGCTGTATGTCGATATTACCGGCACGCGCTCGGCTAACGGCCAGCCCTTTTCCCTCACTATTCCACTGAGTTAAACGCTATGGCAATTGTTGACCTTAACCAGCTCGCCGCGCCTGATGTCGTGGAGGTGCTGGACTATGAGACCATCCTCGCAGAGCGAAAGGCGACCCTCGTCTCGTTATACCCGGAGGAACAACAGGAGGCAGTCGCGCGCACGCTGACCCTCGAATCAGAGCCGATTGTTAAGCTGCTGGAGGAAAACGCCTACCGGGAAGTTATCTGGCGACAGCGCGTCAACGAGGCCGCGCGTGCGGTCATGCTGGCTTACGCTGCCGGAAGCGATCTCGACCAGATTGGGGCTAATTCCAATGTCCCGCGACTCGTCATCACCCCGCCAGACGACACAACATTTCCGCCCACGCCAGCGGTCATGGAGTCTGACACCGACTACCGTCTGCGCATTCAGCAAGCGCCTGAGGGGCTGAGTACTGCCGGGTCAACCGGTGCATATCAGTTTCATGGCCGCAGCGCCGACGGGCGTGTCGCGGATATTTCCGTCATCAGTCCTGAGCCTGCGTGTGTGACCGTGTCCGTGCTGTCGCGTGAAAATAACGGCGTGGCCTCTGACGAGCTGCTCGCCATCGTGCGCGATGCGCTGAACGACGAGGACGTCAGGCCGGTGGCCGACCGCGTGACCGTGCAGTCAGCGAAAATCGTCGACTACAAAATCACCGCATCGCTTTACCTTTACCCCGGCCCCGAAAGCGAGCCGGTGCTCAGTGCGGCAAAAGCAAAGTTACAGGCGTATATCACCGCTCAGCACCGCCTCGGGCGTGACATCCGTAAATCGGCCATCTATGCGGCGCTCCACGTCGAGGGCGTGCAGCGTGTCGAACTGGCCGCGCCGGTGGCTGACATCGTTCTCGATGACACGCAGGCGTCATGGTGCAGCGAGTACAGCGTCACCATAGGGGGCAATGATGAATGACACCAGCCTGTTACCGGTTGGCTCCTCGCCGCTTGAGGTGGCGGCGGCGCGCGCCTGCGCTGAAATCGAAAATACCCCAGTCCCCCTGCGCCGACTCTGGAGCCCGGACGACTGCCCGGCAAACCTCCTGCCGTGGTTGGCGTGGGCGTTTTCCGTTGACCGCTGGGATGAGAACTGGCCGGAGGCCACCAAACGGGATGTGATCCGCAGCGCCTGGTATATCCACGCACACAAAGGAACGATTGGGGCAGTGCGCCGCGTGGTGGAGCCGCTCGGCTACCTGATAAACGTGTCTGAGTGGTGGCAGACAAACGACCCGCCCGGCACGTTTCGCCTCGATATCGGTGTGTTAGAGACCGGCATCACCGAAGAAATGTATTACGAAATGGAGCGGCTTATTGCCGATGCAAAGCCAGCCAGCCGCCATCTTATCGGCCTCAATATTATTCAGGACATTCCCGGCTATCTGTACACCGGCGCCCTGAGCTATGACGGCGACATAATCACGGTTTACCCCGGATAAGTGAGAGCACAATGACAGTGAAATATAAAACGGTCATCACCAAAGCCGGTGCCGAAAAACTCGCGGCGGCGACCGTCCCGAACGGGAAAAAGGTGAATTTTACGGCGATGGCCGTCGGTGACGGCGGCGGTACGCTGCCGGTGCCTGATCCGAACCAGACAAAGCTGGTCAAAGAGGTCTGGCGTCACGCGCTGAACAAAATCAGCCAGGACAAGAAAAATAAAAATTATGTCGTGGCGGAGCTGCTCATCCCGCCTGAGACCGGCGGTTTCTGGATGCGTGAGCTCGGCCTCTATGACGACACCGGCACGCTGATTGCGGTCGGTAATATGGCCGAAAGCTACAAGCCAGCACTGGCGGAGGGCTCAGGCCGTGCGCAGACCGTGCGCATGGTTATCATGGTGAGCGACATTGAGTCAGTCGAGCTGACCATCGACACCTCAACGGTGATGGCAACGCAGGACTACGTCGACGACAAGCTCGCTGAGCATGAGAAGTCCCGCCGCCATCCTGACGCCACGCTCACCGCTAAGGGGTTCACTCAGTTAAGCAGTGCGACCGACAGCGCGTCTGAGAGCGTGGCAGCGACGCCAAAAGCAGTTAAGGCGGCGTATGACCTTGCGAAAGGGAAATATACGGCTCAGGACGCTACCACGGCGCAAAAGGGTATCGTCCAGCTCAGTAGCGCAACCGACAGCACGTCTGAGGCGCTGGCGGCAACGCCGAAAGCCGTTAAGGCCGCGAATGACAACGCTAACGGACGTGTACCATCAGGGCGCAGGATTAATGGTCATGCGCTGACTGATGATTTTAATATCAGCGCGCAGGATATTTTCAACGGGCAGGCCGTGGCAATTGGCAACGCCGCCGACCTGAACGCCTACACCACGGCGGGACTGTATTACCAGCCAGCGAACGCGCAGGCTCAAACC